GGTGCGATAAGCGCTATGGCAATGGTTTTACAAACTCCTAAGTTTTCGAGTGTTTTTTGATTGACAACGATTGAGTAAAGGACAAGTGTTGTTAAACCAAATACGTGAGCTATACCGATAAATAAAACAGGTGAGTTATAAAGAATTTCTGGATTAAACAATCTAAGTGAGTTAAAGATTAGTCCTAAAAGAGGCAATAATAATGAAAAAAGGAATAATCGTATAGCCTGATACACAGATTTCTTCATGTCAACCTCCTTAAATTTATATAGTCAAGTGGATGACTACTGTCATAGACAGACTATTTTTCACTCATTTTACGTTAATTTATCTTACTTGAAAAGGGAGGATAAGTCTTGCCAAGAAAACCTAAAAGACCGTGCTCTTATCAAGGCTGTCCGAACCTAACTGACGGCAGGTTTTGCGAGGAACACTTAAAACAAGAGAACAGACGATACGAAAAATACGAGCGTCCTTATGATGCTCACAAGCGTTACGGCAGAGCATGGCAGAAAGTCAGGGACTCTTATGTGAAAGAGCATCCTTTCTGTGAGCTTTGCTTTAAGAACCATATGCTTGTTCCTGTTGAGCAGGTTCATCATATTAAACCGATTGCTGAAGGCGGAACACATGAGAGGAATAATCTTATTTCTCTATGCAAATCCTGTCATTCTAAAATTCACGCTAAGCGTGGAGACCGCTGGCATAACAAATAACCCACCCCCTAGGGGGGGTTTAAATCTCTACGAGCCTACCCCATGGGGAACGGGCGCAGGGTATTTTGCGTAAAAACAGCGAAATCAAAAGGGTAATAGGCAAAATCAGACACAAAAATTTTTTAATAATTAAAACTCACGTGGGAAGGAGGCGGAAAGTTTGCCTACAAAATCAAATAATATCGGCGGTCGTGGCGGCAGACGCGTAGGTGCCGGGCGGAAAAAGAAAGCGGTTGTTGAAAAAGCGAGTGAAGGAAACCCAGGTGGCAGGCCTTTAAGCATTCTTGATATTCCGGAGCTTGAAGGTGCTGAAATGCCTCAGCCTCACGAGTTTTTATCCGCCACGCAAAAAGACGGTACTCAGCTTCAGGCTAAAGAAATTTATGCTGAAACATGGAAGTGGCTAAAAGACATTGGTGTTAGCAGTAAAGTCCCGTCTCCTCTTATTGAACGGTATGCGATGAGCTGTGCTCGTTGGATTCAATGCGAGGAAGTAACCAGTAAACTCGGGTTTCTTTCCAAGCATCCAACCACGGGTAAACCGATACCATCGCCTTTTATCAACATTGGTATTAACTACATGAATCAGGCGGTCAGGCTTTGGAATGAGATTTTCCAAATTGTGAAAGAAAACTGTTCGACTGAGTTTGATGGCGTTTCACCTCAAAACGATTTAATGGAACGCCTGCTTATTACACGTAAAAACATATAAGGAGAAAAATTATGATAGAAAAAGTAAACCCGTCGCATGTCGACAAGATTGCGGATCGTATTGCTGGAGCAATTGTTGATCTTGCTTACAAGCTGGATGAGAATCCGAAGATTGCTGTTGAAGTGATGCTCGGGCATGGTAAGTGTGCCGTGTGTATTGAAAGCACGGTGATGTTTAAGTTTAAGGATATTAAAAATATTATCCACCGTTTAAGCCCTGGGAAAGTAAAGATTGATATTACGGTTGTGCCGCAGGATAAGCATTTAAGCCGAAACCAGGATGGTATGGTTCGCTGCGCTGATAACGGGATTTTTAAAGGCGTACCACTAACAGACGAACAGAAGAAACTTTCTGCTATTGCCCGAAAGGTTTATGAAAAGTATCCGTATGACGGCAAGTATGTTCTTGATGGTGAAAAGCTTATCATCTGCCAGTCTCACGCTAAACGAGAAGACTTATT